TCCGGCGCCGACGAATACATACACGGCCGTTTTCGGTTCCGAGCGCCAGCCGGCGACGGTCATGACCGGGACCGAGCCCTCCCATCGCCGTTGCTTCGTGCGCTCGCGTTTCGACAGCGCGGTGCCGGCAGTGATCGAGACTTTCAGTTTCGCGGTGCGCACCGGCGCCGACTGCTCGGCCTGCTGCTCGATCGGCGTCGCCGCCTTGATCAGCGCGCGGCGAAGCACATTGCGCGACGTTGCTTTTGGCAACTCGCGCAGGGCCTCGAGCGTTTCGGAAACGCCTTCGACCTTGACCTTCATGCGCGGTAGAACACGATGTAATCACGCGACATGCGAAAGAGCTCGGCCACCTGATCGAAATCCTCGCGGCCCTGGTCGAGGAACGTGCCCATGATGGTGACGGTCTCGGTCGGCGAATTCGAGCCCCAGACGACATTCCCGGCAAAGCCGGTCATGACCTCATAGGCGGCATCGGCGAGTTGGCAGGCGCTATCATTGCGCAATGCCCAGGCATCCAATTGGATGCGGGTTTGCGCCAGCCGCGAATCGCCCTGCATGTGATAGTCGCCGGTCTCGTTGATGCGGTTGAACACGATCGACGGATCCTTTTGCCCTTGCGGCAGGCGCACGACATGGATGCGCACGCCGCCGACCAGCGAATTGACGGTCGAATCGGCGAGCAGGAGCGCGCGAACGGCGGCGCGAATGTTTTTCATCGGTCGGTCTGCCTGGCGGTGATGATCTGCAACCCTTCCCGGCGCCCGATCTCGTTCACGGCCATCACGTCGTAAATCGAGGCTGTCGGCGGATCGCCAGCGTCGGCGGATGGATAGATGATGCGGTCGAGCGGCGTGAGATCGGCGAGATCGGATGACCAGCGGACGCGAAATTCAGTCTGCTGCCGGGCGATGTACTGCTCGCCGGAAAACCGCTCCTCGCCGCGCACCGGCGACACCGAGGCCGGCTTGTCGGCGGCGAGCGCCGACCATGTGTCGATCGGCTCGCCGGTGTCGGAATAGCTCGAGCTCTTGCGCTGGATGGTGATGTGACGATCGAGGCGCCCGGCTCTCATATCTCTAATTCGACCTCTTGCCTGAAGGGTTATTGTTGCGCCTGCCGATTGCGGCGTTCTGGCGTTTGCCGCGGGCTAGGTTCTCGCGCTGGCCTCTGGCGGTGTTGTCCCGTTCCGTCACCGGGAGATTCAAATCGCGTTCCGAAGTTGTGCTCCTGGCCGGTGCAGGACCAGGCTCGCCCAACGAAATGAACGCGAACCATTGCTGCTGCCCAACCAGCAGCGCCGCCGGCAATTTGACGGGAGTGCCGAGAGGGACGAACCATTTGTCGACGGTTACAACCTCCGGGGCAGGCGTGAAATAACCCCAGAATGCCGCCGCCTGATTGGCGACACTTACCTTGCGGCGCGTCGGTTGCGACAGCGGTTGCAGCCATTTGTCGACGCGATCCGTGCGCTCGACAAACGGGACCGATATCAAGCCATCCGGCTGACTTGGCTGCTCGACAATCACCGGCCGCGCGAACGGCTGATACCACTTGTCGAGCGTAACGATCTCATCCGAAGGGGTGAGATAACCCCAGGTAAAGACGGTCGGCGGTGCCGGTTGCCTGCGCCTGATCGGCTCCGACAACTGCCGATGCCACGCATATTCTTCGACCGTTCGCGGGAACGGATCGTTGATGCTCGCCGGGAGAGCTGCGACGCTATCCTTGCGCCGCATCGGCTCGGCAAATGGCGCGAACCATTTGTCGAGCGTAATCAGCTCATCCGAGACGTGAAGGTAGCCCCAACAAAACTCTGTCGGAGGCGGTGGCTTCTTGCGCCGCATCGGCTCCGACAGCGGCCGATGCCAGGCGTATTCCTCGACGGTCCGCGGGAACGGATCGTTGATGCTCGCCGGGAGAGCTGCGACGCTGGGCTTGCGCCGCACCGGCTCGGCAAGCGGAGCGAACCACTTGTCGAGTGTGATCAGCTCATCCGAGACGTGAAGGTAGCCCCAACAAAACTCTGTCGGAGGCGGTGGCTTCTTGCGCCGTATCGGCTCCGACAGCGGCGCATGCCACGCATATTCTTCGACCGTTCGCGGGAACGGATCGTTGATGCTTGCCGGCACCGAGGCAACGCTGTCCTTGCGTCGGACCGGTTCGGCAAGCGATATATACCAGTCAATTTTGATGACCGGTTCTGAATAGAACGCGAATTCTGTTGGCGGTGCCGAAACCTTGCGCCGCACTGGCTCCGACAGCGGTCGATGCCAGTCGATGGTTATTTGCGGGAACGGATCGTTGATGTTCGCCGGGAGAGCTGCGACGCTGGGCTTGCGCCGCACCGGCTCGGCAAGTGGCGAAAACCATTTGTCGAGGGTGACGACCTCGACGGCCTCGAGGAAGTAGGAATAGCTCAGCGCCTCCGGCTGCGGCCTGGTAGCGCGCGGCGTCGGCTGAGAGGGCGGTTGCTGCCAGCCTGTTATCTCGACAGGGACCGGCTGATGCAGCGAGGGATAGAGCCGGTCCCTAAAATACGGAACCGAGATGACGATCGAGGTAGCCTTGACGGCATCGTCACCCGGCGTCGGAGGCGGCGCAACGATCGGTACCGCCTCGTGCAGCGACTTGTAGAGCGTCGCCCTCCGATACGGCACCGGCATCGATGCGGCGCTGGCGACGACATCGTTGTTACCCGGCGTCGGGACCGCCGATGGCGTCATCCCGCTCCAGAACAAACCCGCCGCCATGACCGCGACGGGCAGCACGCGAGGCGGAAACCGCGACGGATAGACGGCATCCGCGAAGGTCGGATCCTGGCGGAACGATGCCGTAGTCTGTGCGGCATTAACGGTCGAGCCGGCGCCGAACTGCGGCGTCACCGTCGCCGTACTGGTAACCACGATCCGTTGTACGCCGGTCGAGACGTTGGCGCGGGCGACCGTCTGCGTGATGACGCCGGGCGAGGTGGCTGTGAGCGTGACGTTGGCGGCGATGGCGCACGCCGCCATCACCACTTCGTTCCGCTGCGCCAGCGTGCCGGTCGGAGGGCAATCGTGTGGCGAAGTGCCGTCGGTCGTGTTGGCCGGATTGGCGTCGAGCGGCGAGACGTGGAACGGCCCCTCGATCACCGAGGCGACGGCACTGGCGTCGTTGACCGAGGCGGTGGCGGCGACCGACACCTGCGTCAGCGTGCCGGCGGCGGTGACGAGCGAATAGAAGCAGCGGATCGTCGCGTTGCCGGCATCGGTGCCGGCGTTGACTGCAGTGTAGGAGTTGCCGAGATTGTCGCTCGCCGCCGTTGCGGTGAGCGCCGTCTGCTGCGAAAAGCAGACGAAGATCAGGTCAGCGACGGCGACTAAGACCGAGCCGGTGAGGTTGGTAGGATTGGTGACCGAGGCGACCGAGGCAGTCAGCGAGCCTTTGTGATCACCAAAGGCCATTGCCGTGCACCCTTAATAGGCGACCATACGTCGGCTGGTCACCAGAGCTACTTGTGACGAAATCAATGCGATCTCACCAGTGACGGCCGCGACAAAAACGGCAGGATGTAGCCCGATTGGTTTTATGATAGGCGGATGTGCGGCGTTGGTGCCACTACTATTCGACCCAACTGCGCTACTCCAAATGTCCAATAGGTTCGACGTATTCCACAGAGGACAATAGAACGAATTCGCTCTTGGGTAAAACCTGGGTGAATAGCCGTTGCCGTATGCGATGCAGTAATGATCCGGCATATAAACCGGATGGATGGCGAACTCGGAATAGTCCCCGTCGACGCCGTCAAGTCCCTCTGCCGTCTCATGCCCAACCTGAATAGAGCTCGAAGAGTCGGTCAAAGTTGCCGGAGTACCATCAAGACCAGCAAAAATACCAACGGTGCGATTTACACCGTTAACCCATATTTCCATCGCCTTCGGATCGGCACGCCACCTGAACACGCAGCGATAAAGCGTTCCCGTCGCAAAATCCAAGTCAGTGGTTTTGCGCCCAAGCAAACTGGCACCGCCGCCGCCGCCGTCTGAAACGGCAATAGCGAGCTCGTTCGTGTCGGTGACCGCCAGAACCCATGCAAGGTTTGCGCTGACAGCTCCCCAATGGCTGGCGAGTCGCTCATCGTCCGCGACAGCGGAAGCCAGAAACGTGATGGAAACCGTCAAGGCGGTGACACCAGCGTCAATCGCCAAATCCCCAAAATCAACACGCGCATTCGATGCGCCGAGAAGGTTGACGGCCATCAGGTCTCTCGAATTTCGATGAAATGAATGCTCGCATCGCCGGTAACGTCGGTACCGGAGCTTGGCGTCGTATCGCGAAAAATCCGTAGATCGAAATAATCCCCTGCTACCACTCCATCCATGTCGGCGCCAGCCGTAAATGTAATGCTCGCATAAGCAACTTCACCGACCGCGCTCGGTGCCGTGTCCACTACGACGTTGAAATCATAGGAATGGCTGGTAGTGTCCAAATCTTCGGCGTCGTCGGCGATCCGCCGAAACGCCGCTCCCCAAGCGACCACGTCCGGGGCTGCTTCCGCCGCCGAGTAGCCGATGATCACAGTGGTCCCGCCGCCGGAAAAGAATTGCGGCATCACGCCGCGATAATCCATGAACTCTTCTGTAGTGTCATCAAAGGCGACAACGGGAATGCTCTCTGCCGGCGTCGACGCGCCACCCATGACGGTCAACTGCGCCGCCGTGGTTGCGTTCGGCGGGTTTGCATGCTCTGCGGTCATAATGAGAAGCGTATCGCCCGATGCCATCTCAATTCCCCAACTTGCTACGCACTGAAGTCTTGAGCTGTGCGCCAGTTCGCTGCGGAATGTTCGGTATGTCCGCGATTGCTGATTTTATCGTCGCCAATGTCGAATTCTGATCGATCGCGTCCAAAATTGCATTCATCCGTTCCGAGTGCAGATTGAGATCGTCCATCGTGGTCAATGCCAGCGCCCGGATAATGTCCTCGACGTTATCCATGCGCGTAGCCGTAGCATCGCGGTTTGCATCCAACTCGTTTGCATCAACCGCATCACGCTCGGCCTTGGACATGAGCGTAACCACGTCGCCGGTGATGACCCAATACTTTGACGGATAGCCCACGACCTCGGACATGTCCGGATTATGTATCCACTGCTCGACAGGATATTCCGGCGTATTGGCCGATGTTAGAAATTGCTTGGTCGTGCGGTTTAACACGTTTGCCATATTCACCTCTCATCCGAACGACATCCGCCGATTTGCTGCGCGTGTTTCCGCGCGCTCGATCTTTTTGAGGAACGGCGTACAGACGCGCAGTTTGGCGCAACGCGCACAGATCACCTTCATGCAGGCGCGACAGAAGTCGCCGACCTCCTCGATCTTCTTGTTCACCGGCACATGCACGACGCGCTGGCAATGGGCGCAAGTGTGCGTATCGCACTCGCGCACTCCATCCGGCCCGGTGATCGTGGCGTAGCCTTGCGCCATCGCTATTCGAAGAAATGCACCGTGCACATGATCGTCCCGGTATAGGCGGGAGATTTCGCCCGGAACCCGATGCCGTTGACGTCAGTTGCCGGAACAATCAATTCACCGCCCGGTGAGGCGACCCACCTATACGATGCCCTTTGATTTACGGGAATTTCGATCAATTGGGTCGAGGCAGTTACGGTTGGCTCGGCAGTGTGATTGACCGTTTCCGTCACCAGGGCGGCAGCGTCGGCGGCATCGATTGGCGCCGCGGTTGCCGCGGTGCCGGTACCAACACTGGTCTGCCGATCGGCCTTGTACGTAAGCACGTTATCGGCTGGCGTGCCGTCAGCACCGAACATGGCGTCATAGATATATGCGCGGCGAAGCGTGGTTGCGCCCGTTGCGGCGGTGAGGCTGATTGCAGTCTTGTAGGTCGTCGTCATCGCCTGCTGCGTGCCGGCGGTGCCGTTGCTGATAGCATACTTGGCCATTTCATTTCTCCTCGGTTTCGATTCTAGTCAATCAACGCCCACAACGTGCCATCTACCAATTCATGCTCATTGAATTGGCAGTAAGCGAGAGACCATAGCCACGGCTCTCGATCCGGATAGATCGGATTTTCGATCTGCGAGAGATCGGTTTTGCCGACCAGCGCCGCCGCCGAGCTCGTATCGACGAACACCGGGCAGCCCATGATCACCGCCTCGACGCCGGCATTCGATCCATGCGTCACCAGAGCGTGAGCGCCTTGCAGGTCATCCCACAACCGTCGCCCGCCGGGCATGCGATCGCTGGCTCGCCGCTGCATTTCCTTGGTGCGAAAAACCAGCGGTCGATCGGTAGCCGCTTGCAACTGCTTTACGGTCCTTTCAGTCCAATCCTCGATGCCGTGAAACTTCGCATAATACGGCGACGGCTCGGCGATGACGATGTGGTGGCCGCCGCGCGCCCACGGGATCACTTCTGTTTTCGTATGTATCCATCGATCGCTGGGCACCTGGCGAATCTTCGCCATCTGAAATGCATTGATGTGCCACCGGTACATGCCACCGTCTGCCCCGCGCGGCAGATCGGTTGCAAACACTCTGCGGCAATAACCACGGTCCCAATAGATCCACGTGCGACCGCGGGCCTGCCATCGATCGATCAACGGGCGCAACTCGGCCGTGCAGCCCACGATGGGGATCACATCGTCAGGCAACTGCGCGAGTTTGTCATAGTCGCGCACGCTGCCTCCGACCTTGCGGCCGATGCGGTCAAACAAATTTTGCTTGAAACCTTTCAGGCCCGGCGGGATGAACAAGCGTACCCGATCGGGATCGATCATTGCCAATGCTGCCGTACCCATGGCAGTTTGGTGAACTTGGCGGGATCGCGCCAACCGGGAAACACCACGAGGCGCGCATCGGCCGGCAACCGATCGTCGCGCGGCCAGCCCGGTTTTTTGAACGCATAGATGCCGGAGCTCGAGCCGCATTGCCACGTCGCCGCCCACGGCAGTTTGTGCGCCAGCCATGCCTGATCATCGGGGAATGCATGGAACGGCACCGCACGCACCGCCTCGAGGCTGAAATCATTCCACACGTCGGCATGCTCGCCGCAGGTCAGCATCATGATCGAGCCGTTGTACGGACACGGGTTCACGCTATTGGCGCCGCCGAGAATGATGAAACTCGCGTCGAGATCGAACAGCGGCGACAGGTCGCCGGTGATGACGACATCGAGATCGATGGTCACCAGCCGATCGCCCTGCCGCAATCCCTGCCGGTGCTGCCAGTGCGGATCGAACATCCGCAACCGCGCCAAGCAGCCGGGGGCTTGCGTTAACCATTCATCTTCCCATTGCGGCGTCGCCACTATGAACCGATAAGGCGTCCGCATGTTGCGGCGGATGCCACGCGCCAATTTGCCTACATAATCGGCCGTATACTTGCTGCCCCAGATCCAGGTCGCGATGATCAGCGCCACAGCACGCCGATGCCGTAGTAATTATTCGGCGGATATAAACGAAATTCTTTGAACCGCCGGCCCTGCTTGACGTCATTCCAGAATTTCGGTGTGCCCATCCGCGTCGCGTCCGGTGTATTGCCCTTGCGGCTGCGCCAGGTCTCGTTCCAGTTGATATCGTGGAATGCGACGAGGCGCGCCATCGGCCCGTAATTATTCCAATCGGCCTCAACGTATTCCGGCGCATGACAGCCATCGATGAACAGTGCATCATATGGCCCAAATTCGGCGACACGATCGATCGTTTCCGCCGCGGTGCTGTCGCCATGGATGAAATGCGCGTCATAACCGGATGCGCGCAATTGCCCGATGCATTCCTCCAAATCCGCCTTTGCATCCGGATGGTGCGCCATCTCGTCGACGGCGACGACCCGCGACCCTCTCGGCAACGCCAGTGCAATGCGCCACAGCGAGCCGCCGAACAGTGATCCGATTTCGAGATAGGACCGCACTGATTCCTGGCGCAGAATTTGTATGAACGCTGCGAGCTCGTTCTTGTCCTGCAGCGGCTCGCCCTTGTATCGAGCGGCCATTTCTCAGTACCTCCACAGCACGCCGATGCCGTTGTCGCGCGGACAATTGCGGATCTCGACATGCCGATGCTGTTGCTTGATCTCGGCCCATATCCGCGGCACCTCGATCGGCATTTTCTTCGTCGGCTCGGGCCGGGCGATCCAGCCGACGTCGTGGAACGCCACCATGCGGCCGAGCTCGCCGTAGGCTTTCCAATCGGCGCGCACATAGGGCTCGGTATGATTGGCATCGATGAACACCAGATCGAACGGCCCGAGCTTTGTCACGTCCGCGATCACTTGCGGATCGGTGCTGTCGCCAATGAGCAGATAGGCCTCGTGACCGAGGCGCAAAAGATGATCGACACAGGCCTCGAGATGCGGCTGCGATTCCTTGAACGAACGATCGCCGTGCGGCAGATCGACGGCAACGATGCGCGAGCGTGGCGGCAGTTCCGAGCCGATGAACCAGAGCGAGCCGCCGTGCTTGCAGCCGATCTCGAGATAGCGGGTGACCTTTTCGCGCTTGATCAGATCGAGAAATTTCCGCATCTCGACGCGATCCTGCAGCATGGCGGTCTGGTACTTCATGACAGCAACGCCTTCACCGCCTGCGTCACGTCGGTAAGCTTGATGGCGTCCAGCGCGTCACGGCAATGGTTGCACGGCCGCAGCGAACCGCATGCCGTCGTGGCGCCTCCGGTGAGATTGGCGTGCATTGCGTATCCGGTCACGGCCGGCGGGATCCAGGCGCCGAATATAACCACTGCAGGAACGTCGAGCGCCGCCGCGCCGTGATGCATTCCGCCCTCGTGCCCGATCCAGAGTTGCGCCCGCGACAACGCCGCCAGCGCCAGGCGGAACGTATCGGTGCGAATGCGAGCAACACCAGAAAGGTAATGCCGCGCGCCAGCGTATTGCAGTTGGCAGACATCATGGCCGCAATCGAGCAGAACATCGGCGAGGCGTTGCCACCGCTCGAGCGGCCATTGCTTGTTGATGGCAGCAGTCTTTTGCGGGACGTTCGGCTCGAGAATGATGGTCCCTTCGGTAATGGTGTTGGCAAAGGCGAGCTCGCCCTTGTCGAGGTAGATTTCGCCCGGCTGCGGCCGAAAATCATAATTCCAGATCCAGCGGCCGTTACGGCATGTGTTGTATTGCCGGTTGCCCTTGTAATAGGCGATCCATTCGAGGTCGGCATCGCGTTCCGACCCGGGCGGCGCGACATTCGGATTGCCGCGAAAGATGTCTTTCGAGAACGGTCCCCAGATAATGCGCTTGCCGTCGCCGAAGGCGATGCGCTTGCCGCGGCGCGCCGCGCCCTTGGCCATGCCGGTGGCCATCAAATCGTCCCCCGCGCCTATGGCCGCCTCCTCCAAATCGCGGCCGGCGCGTCATCGTGCGGGATGTGCGACCATTGCACGAGCTCGAGATGCGCCATCGTGAGAACTGGCTCGATCTCGTCGAATTCGGGCTGCCCGCCGCGAAACAGGAAATAACCCTGGCAACAGTGCGCCAGGTCGATGACCAGTCGCGCCAGTGGCTCGGCACCCATGACCCGCTGCAGTTTGTGATGCACCGCCATGTAAACCACGATGTCATAGTTGCGGCGGAATTGATCGCCGAATGCCGCGGTGATCGCTTTCATGCCGCCGCGCAGATCGACGACCTCGAAACGGCCTTCGACCGCGCGGATGTCGGCGAAGATTTCATTGGCGATGCGCACACCGTCGGCATAGTTATCGACGCCGTGGCACAGCGTGGCGCCATTCAATGCGAGCTCATACGAGATCATGCCGCGGTTGCAACCGATGTCGAGCACGCTGGCATCGCGGCAACGCATCAGCACATCCGAAATGCCATCGAAGCGATAACCATGCCAGCCGATGGCGCGCCGCTGGAAACCACGTGTCGTCCATCCGTTGGTCGTTTTCACCATTGCGCGCCGACCGCATGCGGCACCAGTGCGCGCCAGTCGTCGGCGAACGGCTGCGCCTCGCAACCGGGCACGTCCGGCAGCCCGTTGGTGAAATGCACCAATGCCGGATTTGCCATCGCCTGCCCGTTGCCGGCCAAAAAATTCCATTCTGGCGGCAGTGCGCCGATCTCGTCGTCGCGTAGCCAGCAAAACCGGTGCAGATCGCGGCCGGGCAGACGGTTGATCATCTCGACCGTCAGCCGCGCATTGCCAGGATGCTCGACATTGAACAGCATGACGCTCGACCAATTTTTCCGCGCGTAGCTGGTTTGGATTTGGCCATCCATTTTCGACGTCGCCTGCGGCCGGTGATCGTGCTGCACGCACATTACCGCATAGCGGTCATCGGCGAGCTCGAACAGATGCGAGACGTTGCGCCGAAGCATCACGTCGCAATCGAGGTAGAGCGCCCATCCGTATCTGGCGAGATGCGGAACCAGGAACCGCGACACCGCGAATTCCGTCGCCATGGGCGCGTCGCTCAAAGTATCCCACATCTGCCGCTCGCCGCGGCGGCCGTTGCGGATTTCGATCGGTCGCCGATAAAAGCCTTTTTCGATCAGCAAACGCAGATAGAGCCCGCGAATCGGGATATGTCGGTTGTGCCGGCGGATCGACCAGGAGGCCACGTCATAGGCCAGTTGCTGGCGCGGCTCGAAACCGATCCAGATCGATTGATGCGGCGAGCTGGTCACAAGCCCCATTGCCGAAACGTCTCGTCGATGCCGCGCTTGCGCAGACAGGTTATGCTCGAGCCGTTGCTGGCATTGACGACGTCGATGCCGCGCGCCTCGAGCTCGGGCACGATGGCGGCGAGCGCCCGGCGCCAGCGGGAAAAATTGACCTCGCCCGGATTGTTCATGCCTTGCGCCTGATTGCGTCCATACCAGTGCACGCCGCCCTTGTCGTGGTAGTCGAAACCGATGAGCATGATGCCGGTCGCACCGAATTGCACGGCGAGGTTGATTGCCTGAAATCCGGAATTGCCACCGGAACCGATGATGCCCGGCTCCTCGACCAGCAGTTTGTCGACGTGCTTGACCTCGACGCAGACAAGATTCGGATAGCGCGATTTCGCCAGCCGCGCCTGGGTGATCTTGATGCCGCCGTAGTCGGGCAGGCCTTTGCGCCATATCCACCATGGCGCATCACAGCCATAGACGACCTCGGCCCATGGGGCGAGCTCGACATTTTGCTTTATGGCGATCACGTGAATACGATCACGCAGCCCCTCGACCGCTGCCTTGCTGGTCGACGGTCCCGAGGCGACGATGGCGACGCACTCGCCGCGCCAATCCTGCCACCACGAAAACCTTGCCGGCCCGAGCTCGGCGGCGCGGTTGATCATGCCATGCCGAGATGCATGCGCTTGCGGCGCAGCAGATCCTCGGCGTTGCGCGGAATCCGGCTGGCCGCCTGGCCGACGACGATATCCTCGCGGTGCTCGTACATGCTGCCGACCAGCAGCGAAATCGCCGAGATGATCGAGCCGGGGATGTTGCCGCGCAGGTCCGGCGGTGAATCGTCGGTCGGCGGATAGCCGGCGACGAAGCGAATGCGCACCGCATTGATGCCGTCGAACGTGCTCGGCCAGGAGCCCGAGCTCACCGGCAGGATCCAGCCGAAGCCGCTTTCCTGATTGGATGTGTCGACGGTGTATTCGGAAGTGTCGAGCACCTGCGCGATGCCATCGCCGTCATCGTAGGTGACGCTGACAACCTCCTGCAGCGGCGGCAACGGGATACGGATTTCGTTGTCGGGGAATTCGTCGAGCACCAATTCCCAGGTCTGCGTCACCAGCGCGCGGGCGAGGAACCCTTCCGGCCCTTCGCAGTAGTCGGTCGCCTCGCCGATCAACTCCTCGATCAGCGTATCGTCGAAAGCATGATCGACGCGCAATCGTGCCTTCATGCGCTCGACCGTGATCGGCAGCACCGACGGCGCCTCGATGCGCACTAATCCCATGAGCTCACCATTTGCGACCGTCGAAACCTAGTTGCGTGAGATCGCGGCCGGGCGCACCGGCATCACCGCGCTCGCCCTTGGCGCCGGGCTTGCCGTCGCGGCCGTCGCGGCCGCGCTTGACCGCGAGGATCCAGCCGCTGTCGCTTTCCTCCGGCTTGCCTTTGATCGTCTCGACAGCGACGAACGTCGAGCCGGCATAGGTCACGGCATCGCCCTGCGCATAGTCGCAATCGGCCTTGTATACGCCGCGATAGATTTGTACCGGCCAGGTCGCGCTGCCGATGATGCGCTCGCGGCCGTCGGCACCCTTGCAGCGGAAAGTCACGGTCCGGCCATCCTGCACCGCCTCGAGCTCGTCGAAGCCGAGGCCGTCGAGACCGTCGCGGCCATCCTTGCCGTCGAGGCCTTTGTCGCCGGGCGCGCCGGGAATACCGGGCAGGCCGTCACGGCCGTCGCGGCCGGGCGAGCCTTCCGGCCCCGCCGGGCCAGGCTCGCCGCGGTCGCCCGGCTCACCCTTGTCGCCGCGCTCGCCTTTTTCGCCGCGGAAGTCGACACTTTCCAGCGCCTCGAGCCGCACGATCAGTTTGCGCAATTCGATTTCGACGTGTTCCTTGACCAGTTTGGCCAGCGTGGTGATGAGCTCGGCGTCGCGTGGCGTCATGCCAGCGCCCTTTCCCATAGGTCGGCGATGGCGCGCTCGCGCCCGGCCTCGTCGCTCTCGTCGCCCTCATCCCCGTCGTCGGTGAGCTCGACGTCATCCTCGGGCGGCGGCGGCGCCGGTTCCGGCTTGGCGAACGGATCGCCGGCGTCGCGCTTGGCCAGTGCGGCGAGCGAGAAATTCTGCTCTTGGAGATACGGGCTCTCGCCGCCCTCGACCGGACCGAGATCGAATTTCTTGCGGCCTTCGTTCGGCGCCAGGAAGCCGGCGCGGATGGCATCGCCGACTGCCTTAACCTTGGTCGCCGTGTCCATGCGCAACAGATCGTCGGTATCGAATTCGCTGCCGTAGGTCTTGCCCTCGACCGCGGTGAGGCCGAGGCCGTCGTCGAGGCCGAGCTCGATTTTCTCGACGTACTTCTGCAGGCACTGCGAATAATACTGTTGCGACAGCGCCTCGACGTTGTTCCACGATGGCGGCGGCTCGACACCGATCATGTAGGGCGGCACGTGGAAGGCGGTGCAGATGGTCTGCGCCGACATCTTCAACTGCTCGATCAGCTGCGCGTCGACGGCGTTGACCGACATCTGCTCGTATTTGAGGCCGTCGCCGAGCACCGCGATTCGCCCCACGTTCGTTCCGGTATAATTCTGTTCCCAGTGATCTTTCAGGCGCCTGGCGGTGTCGTCACCGATGGCGCCCGGAGCGGTGAGGATGCCGCCGGGATTGGCGCCCTGCGAGAAAAACTTGCTCGAGCTCCCGAGGATGTTCAATCCTTGTGCGGCGGCGAGCCCCGATGCCATCAATGGCGACACGCCGCAAAGCGGATGAAATAGCGGGGCATTGCGATCGTGGATGATCTCGGATGCCGGCACGGTTACCGTGCGCTGGAACTCGAGCCGCGGCAGCCGGTCGCTGCCGAGTTCATAGAACACGCTGCCGTCGGGCGCGACGAGCACTTTCACCCGCAGCGGATCGAGCACATAGAGACGGCGCACGATGCGCGATTGGTCGCGTTCTTTGAGCACATAGGTGTTGCCGTGGATGAGTTTGGAGAGCATCCACTGCTCATAGAATTCGATGCGGTTCTGGAAATGATTTGGCTTGCGCAGCACCGGCGAGAATGCCGGCGCCTCGATCTCGTGCCAGACGCCATCGGCGCTCCGCTCGACGAGGCGGATGCGCATTTTCGAGATATCGCCGGCGATGAGCGTGATGCAGGCGTATACCGCGTAGTAGGACAGGATGGTTTCGGTGCGCAGTTCCTCGTTGCGCTGCCAGGCGCCGGTGAACGGCTCCCGCACGATCGGCCACCACCAATGACCGCGATCGCCGACGATGTTCGATCCCGGCGGCGCCTGCTTGCGCAGGGTGATTTCGTAGCCGAGCACGCGCATCAGGGTTTCGGTTCCATGTCACGGCGCTGGTATGTGCGCTTGCTCGGTGTCGGCAGATCGGCTGCCGGTTTGTCCGCGGCGGCTGTTTTCGCTTCCGCCAGGCGCGGCAGTTCGAGCGGCTGCGATTTGTCTTTCGGCGCATCATCGGCGAATTTGGCATAGCGCACTTTGAGCAACCGATCGGCGTCGCGGTCCGACAATGCGTCGAATTCCTCGCCGACGGCGATATCGCGGCCGCTGCCGGTACCTTTCGGATAATAGATGCGTTTCATCGCGATCATGCGCGGCATCGCTGGAACTCCTGTTGCATTGACGACACAGGTGCAAACATCGTGAAAATAATTTTCAGGGCATATTGACCTATAAGGGGCAGGTTGCCCTATAACAGGATCACCAAATGGGAGGGCGCACGGTGCGCCGCTGGATTGCCGGCGAGATCGGCGTGCCGCCGGCGGCCGCAAAACTGTTGCGGTTGGCCGCCGACGGCAAGTTGACCGTGCGCGAGATCGAGTTCGCGTGATTACTCGTATTTCGCGAATTGAATATAATTCACCGCGGTACTTCTGCGCTTTTTGAAGTTGATCATCCGCTCGGCACGCAGCCCGACTAGATTGTGCTGCCACAAACTGACGAGATTTGTGGAACCGGTCGACGGGCTGTCCGGTGAACTGTCCATTTGCACCGAGGCTTCACGGCTGGCATCGACGGTCACGGCGCCGTCGTCGGCGAGCAGGATGTCGCGGGCGTTGATGGCGACGATGAGCGATCCGTCGGTCGGCGAGCCGCCGCTGTCGACGATGTTCTGGCTGGCGATCACCGGGATGCCGACCAGCGTGCCGCCGTCGCGCGTCATGCCGGGGAACTCCGGCGTGCCGAGCGTGTTGACCATGAGCGAGATACGCATCGCCTGATCCTGCTTCATCACCAGCACGAGCGATCCGAGATCCATGTTGTCCCCGAGGAACTCGGCCAGCAGATCGCCGAGATCGGCACGGAGCGCATCGGCATTGGTGCCGCTGGCGTTGATGGGGGTGACGCCGTTGGTGATCGAGGCCGGGCGCACGCCGGTCTGCTCCGCCAGCGTCGGATCGAGAAAATCATGATCGACAAGTTCAGTGATCTTGTCACGCAGATCGTTGCGGATGATTTCCTCGGCTGCCGGGTTGCTGAAGCGCAGGAGCTCTTCGCTGATTATGACGATCCCCGCGACTTTTGTGTGTGTCAGCGTGATCTGATCGAAGACGAGCGCCGACACCGGCTTGACGCGGGTCTCGCCGATCCAGTTGACGGTCGAGCTGCCCGTCTGCCTTGGCACCTTGATATTGAACGGGACCCGCCTGATACCGGGAATGCGGCCGATGATGCTGGCCATGCGCAGCATCTCGGCGAACTCCGATGTCAGATTGGTCGGCTCGACCAGCGGTGCCGCCCAGGTTGCATGCGTCGTTGTCCCGGCGTCGACTGCGGCGCGCAGATACATCTCGACCTCGGGCGTGTTGTGCCAAGCCGGCTCGGCCTTGGCGATGTCGGCCGGATGCCGCCGGTCCCATCCCATGACGTTGCGAGTCTCGGCGATCAGCCGCCGCACGAAGGCGGTGCCGGGCGGCACGTTGGCCTTGACGCGGATCACCGGATAGCTCGAGCGGGCTTCGCTTGCGCGCGCGATCGTGGTGACGTTGTCGAGCGGCGTTGCCTGCGCGACGTTGCGGGCTTCGAGCTCGCGCAGCCGCTTCAAGTGTGCATCGATGCCGCCGAGCTCACGCTCGAGGCCATCGTATTCGTCGTTGGCTTCCGGCGCCAGCGTCTCGCCGGCGTCTGCCGCTTTCTGCATCATGTCGTTCATGCGTTCGAACTTGCTTTTACGCTGCTTTTCGAACGCCTCGATCTGTTCGAGGATGGTCATTGCTTTCGCCCCTTTCGGCGTGCGTGGTTTGCTTGATCCCGTGACGCCGGGCGAGTGAGCGTTGCCGTTTGCCTTGTGACCTGGCGCGGTCGGCGCGGCAGCGAGAGAACGGATGGTGGCGATGGTCGTCGAGGCGTTGGCCGGCACGGTGACGAGGCTCAACTCCAAGACCTCTGACTTGATGAACCGGATGCCGCCGTCTTTCATCATGGAAGTTTCGCGGGCGCGAAAGCCGATCGAGACGCCGCGCACCAGCCCGGCCTTGATCGACTGCCAGGCCTCGTCGATGCGGTCTTTTAACCGGCCCGGCTCGTCGACCTTGGCCAGCCGGGCGGTGAAGCTGATGCCGTCTTTCGTCGGTTTCGCGAACGTGGCGGTGCCGACCGGCTCGGCGGCGCGATGCTGCCACAGGAGCGGCAATGGGTTCTTGAAACTCACACCGAGCGGCTCGACGATATCGCCGAGGCGGTCCGGTTCCGGCGTGGTGGCGGTGCCGGTGATGGTGCGCTGCTCGTCGGCAACCGATTTGATATTTATCAAGGCATAGGCGCGATCGACCGCGATAGCCGACTTGGCCGAATCCTCCCACATGCTCGAGCACATGGCGACGGCCTGCTCGGTATCGGCGGCGGCGCCGTCATCGATCACGGCCGGAATGCAACGGTCCATCCATTCGTCCTTGCTTTCGGTCTGCGGATGTGGTGTCGGCATGATTTCACCGTGACCTTTCGAGAAAGGTTTTCGGAAAGGGTTTCGACGTTGAAACGAGAAAGCTTTCAGCCCACGAAATACATTCCGTAGGTCGGCGCCGGCTGCTCGACCAGGCTCGGCGCCGCACCTAATGCCATCGTCAACGCGATCATGCCGTCGATGCGTGCCGGCGATTTCTTCCGGTTCAAGCAGCGGTTGCCCTTGGCGTCCTTGTCGACGACGGCATTGGCCGCGCACATCGACAGCACCGGATGGTCGCCGTGCGCCATGCGCTCATTGATGAGCTCGGCCTCGAGGTCGCGCAGCGCCGGCGACATCGATACATATCCCTGGCCGAACTCCATGAACGTCGCCTCGATCTGCGCGTCGGTAAACCCGGCTTTGCCGAGCCACGGCCGCAGATGGCGGAAATTCCAGCGATCGAAAGCGATCTTGTGGATGTTGTATTTCTCGAAACAGCCGCGGACATACTCGGCAACGAATTCGTAGTCGACCGACTTGCCGGGCGCCACATTCAAGAAACCCTGCTCGCGCCAGAGATCCCACGGCACCCGATCGGTGCGCGCCTTTTCGCGCAGGCCATCTCCCGGCAGCCAGAATGTCGGATGCACCTGCCACACGTTGTCGACCTTGCCGATGAGTACGAAGGCGGTGAGATCGCGCGTCTCAGACAGATCGAGGCCGCCGTATACCGGCACGTTCCCGAACGGTTTCACCGGCTTGCCGCAGGCCGACCAGACGTTGCGCGAGATGAATGGCGAGGAGGCCTCGACCCGCTGATTGAGGATCAAATTTCGGAATTCCGCCTCGCGCGCCGGCATGCGCTTGGCGTCCTCGGCCATCGCCATGACTTCCCGCGCGTTGAGGAAATCGCCGAATGCCGGATTGGCCAGCTTGATCGTCTCGGCCGCAAAAGGATCGAGGCCGACCGGCGCCGTGTACAGCGACAGCGTCACCCGCGGATCGTTGCCGGCGGCGGCATCGTCGATGAGCATCGAGAGCAGGTCGCTGTCGGTCGGCGCCTGCGTCGAGATGATCACCGAGAGCGGATCCTCCTGCGCGCCGGTCGCGGTCTCGAGCGCCTCGTAAAGTTGCGAGCGGTTGCCGCGCTCGAGGCCGAGCTCGTCGTGCACCAGGAACGCCGGCGACAGCCCGTAGGCGGTCGAGGCCTCGGCGGCGAGCGCCCGGTACACCGTGCCGAGCTCCGGGCACAGCAGTTGCTTTGCCGTGTCCCGAATCTGCACGGTGGCCAGCAGGTCCGGCGACATGCGGATGATCTTTGCCGCCAGCGAGAAAATGATACCGGCCTGCTCGCGCGATTGCGCCGCCGAGTAAAGCTGTGAATTCGGTTTCGCCCGCGGTCCGCACAGATGCAGCAGCAACAGGAACGCCGCCAGCGTGGTCTTGGCATTCTTGCGCCCGAACGACACGATCGCCCGCCGCGTGCCGGCCTCGTTGTCGTAAATCTTGCGGATTTCGTTCTGCTGCCACACCCGCAGGATCACCGGCTTGCCGACGTCCTTGCCTTCCGGAATGCGGCAATACCGCTGGATCCAGTCGATCGCCTGATTGCCGCGACTATGCCGACCCGATGTTGTCGCTGTCCCACGGGCGAGCGGTTGGTGTGAGCTTGGTTGGTGCGGCGTAGTATTTTGCACGGATGCCCGCCTGCGTGAGGCGCATTGAACGCGCCAGTTTATGGATAAGGTCGCTCTGCCGGCGTTCCTCGGCGAGCCAATGGTCGCGTTCCTCCTGCGTGGTCGCCGCGTGCGCCCATTGCCCGATATCCCCGGCTCGCACGATGTGGCGGCAATACTGCCGCAAAATCGGCAGGTTGCCGGCGAGAAACCAGTCCGCCGGATAGGCCTCGACGATGGTCACCCACTCGCGCGCCTCGGCCTCGGAAAATTCCTCCGGAGGTTGTGGCCGGTCCGGCTCGCAGCGGATCGCCAGCCGCGCCGCGCTCGGCCGCCCGTTCTGCCTCATCGCAGCACCGCCACCAGCGCCAAGGTCATCGAAACGACCATCAGCCCCCACGCCGCGCCAATCAGGTATTCGCTCATGTTTTCACACTTTCACACAAAGGCTCATAAACGGGAAAGCGGCGCGCAGCTTGAGGGCTGTGCGCACCGCTCCCGCTCGCCCGGGCAGGCACGACCCCAAAACGCCGGGCAAACCCAAACGCCACGCCTACGGAAACCGCAACCCACCATGGCCCAAGATCAACCGCACCAGGATCAGAATCACCACTAACGCCACGATCACCCAGATGATCTGGATGACCTTCGGCGGCAAGGGCAGACCGAGCACATCCGTCGTCACCCACAGCACCAGATAGACGACCAGCGCCAAGAGCGCGATGTAGATCAGCGCGTAAATCACGGCTTCGATCATGGATGCCTCCGATCGATCCGATACGGTGCAAATTTTGGTCCCGTGGCAGTTTCCCAGACGGTGAGCGCAGCAAATGCTCTGATCTGCCCTGCCAGACACAAAGTCGAACCGCGCCAGGCCTGCAAAAACTCCCCACCATCGCGCCCGCGTTCGATCAGCTTCCGGGCTGCAGCACAAACGACGGCCCCGCGGCCAAGGCTGAGGATCTCCCCATCATGCAGCACCGCCGATTTTCCGCTGCCACGATCCTCGATCATGAGATCCACCATGGATAGGCCCTCAGCATTGATTGCAAGCAAAACGGGAAAACGTGTTTCCGCCTTGCCGGAGCTTCACAGAGCGATTTTTCTGTTTCCAGGCCCCCGGACATTGCAGAAAGCTGTTTCAACGCACACAGCCCGGCCAGGAGAGGCAGAAAACCGTATCCATTTTGGTGACCGACCGCAATATTCCGGCGTATCAGGACTAAGGTAAGGCCCCTTGGGATTTTTCAGG